GCTTCATTTTGCCATGCTGTAACTCTTTGAGTATCATTATTTAGTTTCCCGCGTGAAAATGATACTACTTTTCCGAATAAGTTCAATTTTTCCCCTTTCTACCATAAACTTACGCCTTTACCTCGTTTATACTCGCCTGTTTTCTTGTTATGGCAAGACTTACAAAGGAGTTGTAGGTTATCAGGGTTCAGCGCTGTATTCCAATCATCAATATTTTCCCAAGTTAGTTCTATAATATGGTCTACTTCGTATTTTTTAGCACCGAATGCACCACATCTTACGCAAGTCATCTTATCACGTTGCCTTACATAATCACGGACTGCTAACCATTCTTTTTTATTGTACCAGCCACTCTCTCGGACTGTGTCAACGTTATACTTCATCTGACACCGCCATTTCTAAGGCCATTGTCAAAGCAACAGTAGGGTCGATTTTATCTTTTTCAAGTTTTTTGGTATACATATAATCCCCACTTTGTCCGATTTTAACAGCAGTATTATTTAAAGCCCATTGCATAACTTTTTGGTTATGGATAAGTTTATTTTCGACTAGCTTAGATTTTAATAGTTTAATATAGTCATTCATTGAGAAACCTTGTCGAATCGCTCTTTGGTTATCTCCGTCTTTATCAAAAAAGTAACGCTCAATCAACCCCTTTAAAATTTCATAGCGTGCTGGGTCATATCCGATTTTTCTAAGTCTGCACCCTGTCTTGGTTCTAAAGTCATTAATATATGGTATTAAGTCGTTTACGTTGATATATTCCGTATCGAGTAAGATTAATTCGCCTCTGTCAACGAATTCAGTCCATAGTTCTTGTTGTTCTGTGTCTAGCTGCTCATATTGAGACCGTACAGAGAAAGTAAGTGTATGGCTGTAAGTTTTACCCTCTAACTCGCAAACGAACGATACGGCCGTTAAATCGCCAATTAAGGATAGGTCAATTCCAACATAAGTTCTATTTTTATTAAATACAGATAAATTAAAGTCTGTTAGTTTAGTATCTTGTGGAGTGAAGTAGTAAGCTGTGTCCTGCATAGGCAAGCCCATATTAAACGCTAAGAACTTATTCTGTAACGCTGGGTCTCCTTGTGCAAGTTCGTACTCCTCAATAACTCCTGACCACTTAGGGACATGACCGATAAGAGGTAAAGCCATAGTCCAATTCTTTTTATCTTTGACCTGCTCATGATTTTCTAGCATGTAAAGTAAGCCGAACGACCTATCATTGTAAAATTCTTCTTCTGATTTGAAACGCTCAACAAGTTTATCATATAGTCCGTCTCGTTTAAGTCCGCCTGAAGTGATATAAATACTTTGCCAGTTGTCTTGTTTTTGACGTGAACCTTTATTGACTGATTCTGTTATATCTTCGCCATAGGTATGAACTTCATCAAATATATTGAGTGAACTGTTACCACCTTGCGCTCGCAAAGTATCATTTGTTTGCTTTTTGAAAGTTGTTTTAAAAGAAGTGAATTCTAGCCCTTGTTTTGTACTCTTGAAAATTTTGTTTTCATTGTACACTCTTAATGTATCGCTGGCTTCCGTTTGATTCCTAACTTGGTCAAATACGTGTCTAGCCTGTGTATTATCGTATGCAATAACTAAGCTCTCTCCGCCATATTGTCCGCCTAAAATCATCCAGTTAAGCACGCGCGTAGCCATTAAACTTGACTTACCTGAACCACGGCCTAGGTTAAGGAAAATTTCATTGACTAGATTGACCTGAACGCCTTTTTCATCAATCATATCATAACCAAGCATTAACTCATACCACCAAAGCTGTGGAGGTAGTAGCTCGATTTTCTTCAGGTTACCAGTAGTTAAATAGAAATTGTCTTGTATCCATTCAATGGCTTGCGTAACACGGTCATAGCGATAAATATACTTGTTATGAATGCGTATTTGCTTCTGAATAGTCTTGCGAATGTATTTATTAATAATAATGCCGTTTTCTTTGTTGTATTCCAACATTTTATTTAAATAATACATTTATTCAAACCCTTTCGGCACTTCAATTTCTGGCGTTTTATACTTACTTAGTTTATAGTTGTCAAGTTCTTCGATTTTAGCTTTAAGGTCATTAGCGCTTGATTCTTCTTGTTGCAACCTCCGCCATTCAGTAGGGTTATAAAGTTCAGGGTTTCCAGCCTTAGCAACCATCATTGCTACCAAGCTATCTTTATCCAGCTCTTTTTCTTTAACCTTTACTTTTTCGACGTTTCCGTCAGCGTCATATATTGTTTCTGTTTCCTTTAGCGTTCTGACTGTCAGTTTGCTCGCTAAGGCACTTTCAGCTAGTTCTAATAGATTTCCCCTAGCGATACCTTTAGCTTCGTCGTACGCCTTTATATTGTCATCTCGCAAAATCTCGCAAAATCCCGCAAAATCTCGCAAAATCTCGCAAAATCTTAATTATAGGGCTATATGCTCATATTTTGGCTTGTGAGAGCAGAGTTACCCAAGTTGGTAAACTTATAAGCAAAAGTTATTGCTGCTCTTAGAAACGAAAATATAGGCTTTAAACGATATAAGCACATTTAAAAGAAAGGACAATATGCAAAAACAAAACGGTGGCAGGCCCACAATTTTACCTAAGATGTATGAAGAACCGCTTTTTAGTCAAATCATTGATAAAATTGAATCAGGCTGCAATGACAGAGAAATCTACACCAGTTTGCATTGTTCTGCTAAAACTTTTAGAAAGTGGCGAGATGACAATATAAAGGCGTATGACGAAGCTAAAAGCATTGCTAGGGGAAATCTATTAGAACTAGCCGAAAGTGCCTTAGCGAGCAAACTGACAGTCAGAACGCTAAAGGAAACAGAGACAATCTATGACGCTGACGGAAACGTTGAAAAAGTAAAGGTTAAAGAAAAAGAACTTGACAAAGATAGCTTGGTAGCGATGATGGTTGCTAAGGCTGGAAACCCTGAACTTTATAACCCTACTGAATGGCGGAGATTACAACAGGAACAATCAAACTCTAATGACCTTAAAGCTAAAATCGAAGAACTTGACGACTATAAACTAAGTAAGTATAAAACGCCGGAAATTGAAGTTCCAGAGGGGTTTGAATGATTGAATTAAATAAAATTTACAACGAAGAATGTTTAGAAGGAATGAAAAAAATTCCTGACGGTAGTATTGATATGATTTTGTGCGATTTACCATACGGGACGACGGCGTGTAAGTGGGATACAATCATTCCCTTCAAACCATTATGGGAACAATATGAGCGAGTAATTAAAGACAATGGAGCGATAGTTTTGACAGCTAGTCAACCGTTCACAAGCGCTTTGATTATGAGTAACATAAACATGTATAGGTACAATTGGGTATATGAAAAAAACAAGTCTAGCAATTTTATGTTAGCTAAAAAACAACCGTTAAAAAATTTTGAGGACGTATGTGTTTTTTATAAGAAGCAACCAACTTACATTCCACAAATGGAATGGGTGGGCGTGAAAGATAAAAGAAAAAAAATAAATCAAAAAAAGAGATATAGTGAATTACATGGTTCTGAAATAACTTCCTACAGTCACAGCAAAGACACTGGTTGGAGATACCCAAAGGCGGTGAAACTTTTTAACAATGCAGATACAAGAAACGTAGTGCACCCAACCCAAAAACCGGTTCCCTTATTTGAATACCTAATCAAAACATACACAAACGAGGGAGAAACAGTACTAGATAACTGCATGGGTTCAGGAACAACAGCAATTGCATGCTTAAATACAAAACGTAACTTTATAGGCTTTGAATTAAACGAAGAATATTATAACGTGTCTTTAAAAAGAATATCTGAAAACGAATAGAAAGGTAATGAATGTATTATTTGAATAAAATGTTGGAATACAACAAAGAAAATGGCATTATTATTAATAAATACATTCGTAAGACTATTCAGAAGCAAATACGTATTCATAATAAGTATATTTATCGCTATGACCGTGTTACACAAGCTATTGAGTGGATAGAAGATAACTTCTATTTGACTACTGGTAACCTGATGAAAATCGAGCTACTTCCAACACAGCGCTGGTGGTACGAGTTAATGCTTGGCTATGATATGATTGATGAAAAAGGTGCTCAGGTCAACCTAGTTAATGAGATTTTCCTTAATTTGGGACGTGGCTCTGGTAAGTCAAGTTTAATGGCTACGCGCGTGCTTAACTGGATGATTTTAGGTGGACAATATGGTGGAGAGAGCTTAGTTATTGCATACGATAATACACAGGCTAGACACGTATTTGACCAAGTTAGGAATCAAACGGAAGCAAGCGATACATTAAGGGTATACAATGAAAACAAGATTTTCAAGAGTACAAAACAAGGGCTAGAGTTTACTTCTTTTAAAACCACTTTCAAAAAGCAAACAAATGATACTTTGAGGGCGCAAGGTGGTAACAGTTCCCTTAATATATTTGATGAAGTTCATACCTATGGCGAAGATATAACAGAATCAGTCAATAAAGGTTCACGTCAAAAACAAGATAACTGGCAAAGTATTTACATTACTTCTGGTGGACTTAAACGAGACGGTTTATATGATAAACTTGTTGAACGTTTCAAATCAGAAGAAGAATTTTACAATGATAGGTCGTTCGGATTGCTTTACATGCTAGAAAGTCATGAGCAGGTTAAAGATAAGAAGAATTGGACTATGGCATTGCCTCTTATTGGTAATGTCCCTAAGTGGTCAGGAGTTATTGAAGAGTACGAGCTTGCGCAAGGAGACCCAGCGTTACAGAATAAGTTCTTAGCGTTTAATATGGGCTTGCCTATGCAGGATACAGCTTACTACTTTACTCCACAGGATACTAAACTAACAGAATTTAATTTATCTGTATTTAATAAAAATAGAACTTATGTCGGAATTGACCTATCCTTAATTGGCGATTTAACCGCTGTGTCGTTCGTTTGTGAGTTAGAGGGTAAAACTTACAGCCATACGCTTACTTTCTCTGTACGGTCGCAATATGAGCAACTAGATACAGAACAGCAAGAACTATGGACGGAATTCATTGACAGAGGCGAATTAATCTTACTTGATACGGAATACATTAATGTAAATGACTTAATACCATATATCAACGACTTTAGAACCAAGACAGGGTGTAGACTTAGAAAAATTGGTTATGACCCAGCACGATATGAGATTTTAAAAGGGTTGATCGAGCGTTATTTCTTCGATAAAGATGGAGATAACCAAAGAGCGATTCGACAAGGTTTCTCGATGAATGACTATATTAAGTTATTAAAATCTAAATTAGTGGAAAATAAACTTATCCATAATCAAAAAGTCATGCAGTGGGCTTTAAATAATACTGCTGTTAAAATCGGACAAAGTGGGGATTACATGTATACTAAAAAACTTGAAAAAGATAAAATCGACCCTACTGTGGCTTTGACAATGGCATTAGAAATGGCGGTGTCAGATGAAGTATAACGTTGACACAGTTCGAGAAAGTGGTTGGTATAATAAAAAAGAATGGTTGGCAGTCCGTGATTATGTAAGACAACGCGACAAAATGACTTGCGTAAGATGTGGTGCATTCGGTGCTAAAAGATACGAAGTAGACCATATTATAGAACTAACGTGGGAAAATCTTGATGACTGGAAAATAGCGCTGAACCCTGATAACCTACAACTCCTTTGTAAGTCTTGCCATAACAAGAAAACAGGCGAGTATAAAGTCATTAATATATTGTATTAAGTCATTTACATTAATATATTCCGTATCAAGTAAGATTAGTTCGCCTCTGTCAACAAATTCAGTCCATAGTTCTTGCTGTTCTGTGTCTAGTTGCTCATATTGA